TCAGTATAGAGTCTTCTCCCACTTCCCTTTGGTTTTTTACCTGTGCCTACTTTAGGATCTTTTCTTTTTGCCATTTAACACACTTTTCAAAGTTCTTGCCTGTTTTGCGTGAGTTCTTGAAGCCTTTTGCAAACCCCTCATAACCTTTTTAACCTTTGCTTTTTTTGTTCTATTCATTTTTTTCTCTTCTTCTTGCCAGCACAATGTGCTCTTTGACTAAATCCTCGTGGCCGTTTGCAGTTTATCTTAGCTTTTCGCTTCTTACTCCACTTGCGTTTTTGAGGTGGCTTTGAGATTAAACTGGGGATTGACCCACGCGATATTGCCATCGTTAACCCTCTCCTGTAGATAATAATCCCAGAGTTCTGCTAATAATTTATGATTTTGATCTACTTTAACAGAGATAACCGCTGTTTCTGTTTTTAATTCAACAACAGAAAATGCTATCCAACCAATAAAGGCAAGGCTTGCTCCGCTAATTAATGTGCTTATGTTTAGCATTTCCATCTCCGCCTAGCCTGACGTAAACGGCTATTAGGATTTTTAGCAGCTTTAGGAAACTTTTTCATTTGACCTGCGCTTCTAGCACAGAAGGACTTACGTCTCTTTGCGTCTTTGCTGCCTTTTTTAACCTTACCTGTAACGGCTGTCTTTAACTTAGAACCAGGATTGGCGCGACGGTACGCCGCCACGCCAGCCTTGGTCATACCTGCACCTGCTTTCGTTGGACGAAAGTTTTTCTTATTACGGGGCGGCATCTTACTTTTTTTACGAGTCAGAGGACTACCCAAAGAAAGCAGTTATCGAGTCTATATTTGTCAGCGTAACATGGCATCCGTCATCAAATATTATTCCGTGATCAGGAATAGTAATCTGAGTATCGTCACCTGCTACAAATGTCATGGTTAAAAGTGTAGTGCCGCCAGAGCCACCAGTTTTAAAAACTGCCGCAGGAGACCCACTACTAGCAGAACGAACCACAAAAGCTTTTAAGCGGTTTCGACCACCAAGCAATGTGCCTGTAGCTGTAGCAGTTTTTGCTGTAATAGAAGCAGCCATATTAGCCTCCTATTAAGCAGTTGGTGAATCAGAAGCAATACCAAAGAACTTCAGAGCAATAACACCGCCGGCACCTGCTGTACCAGAAATTACAACTTCAACTTCGTCAGCAGTCTCTGTAGCAGCAGTGGTTGTTCCACCAGACATACCAAGCACACCGTTACAAGGGAAGAAGCCCTTGAAACCTGTTGAATTAATAGCAACAGCAATGCCATCAACAAAACCATCTGTGTCAGCATCTGTGCCAATATCAACCAAGTTTACGTTGTTAGCCGCAGCACTTGTTACTGTGATGGCAACGCCCATAGGAATAAAGTTTGAGGGTATTCCAATTGATGATTCTTTGTGATCTGTACCACTTGCAGCGATTGTAATTGAAGTGCTGTAAGTAGAGAGAGTCATTTCATTAGTAAGACCACCAGTTGTGGAGTTCTTAATAATAGTTTTGAACCCGTTTTCTGAACGAACGGGACCGTTAAAAGTAGTATTAGCCATGTACGTCTCCTGTCTTGGCTAGTGTCAACCCCCCGATGGAGTTGTCAGGATAATTAAGTATACAATAAAAAAGGGCGAGTGAATACCCGCCCTTTGAAAAAGATGTTTTCAACTTTATGCGCCTGGAGAACCAAACACACAGCGTGGATCTGAGAAGCCGAAGCTGTAACGCTCACGAGCTTTGTATCTCATGTTACCTGTGTCAAAGTCTGGGTCCATTGCAGTTGTCAAAGCCATACGCTCAAAGTGCTTAAAGCCATTTGGTGCATCTGTCTTCAAGAAGAATGCATCTGTGTCTGTTAGGTAGTCATTAACTACATAACCATTAGGAAGCATCCCCATTGACTTCAGAGCGTTTACATCATTGTCTGATGTTCCAACACGAAGGTTAGAAACAAGCAGACGTTCTGCAACGAACTGAAGCTGACGCGGAACAATTAACTTCATGCCGCGAAGAGCAATGATTAAGCCACGCTCGTCAACGAAACCAGCAATGTTGATCAGAGCGTCTTCCAAAGAAGTTTCATTCAAATCAGCAGCAGTTGATGGTTCGTTAGCAAATGTGCCACCATTTGTTAGCGGGTGTGATGCATCACACAAAGCAACACCGTCACCACCAGCATTTGCGCCAGCACTAAAAGCATTGTTTAAAATAGATGCAGCCTTAACCTGCTTGGTGTGCGCCATAGAACGAGCTAGTGCACGAGTGTAACGAGCACCAAGACGATCATAAAGATTGTCTTCTACAGCTTCTTCAGTGATTGAGAAGGCCATAGCCACTGTCTCGTGATTGTAACGAGCAGTGTATGCTTCATTCGCATCATCAAATGACACGCCTGAACCTTCACTTTTTACAGGAGCCGCTCCGAATCCTGACAGCATCACCTCTTCTTCAAACGCCCGGTCTGATGACTCGGTGTCAAAGATTTCCGCATGCTGCCCTTCGTAGCGGTCATATTCCATGCCGAACAGAGCGTTAAGACCAGGCTCTAGTTCTTTGGCGAGTTGTGCTCTAGAAATAGCCATTACCTACACTCCCTTACGAAATTGCCGCTTCAGAATCAGCCTGAAGCAGTGCGTGATTGTTAAGCATCACAATCATAGGAATGCCAGCAGCAGCGAAGTCTTCGTTCTCAACGTCATCTTGAATGCCAACAATCTTCAAAGGAAGAGAGAGGTTTGATGAATCAAGAGTTGCAACATCCATCTTTGCACTGGAAATTCCTGTGGTTGTGCTACCACTTGCGCCACTGTCTAACCGCGTATTTTCAAAAATAGCAGCTATAGCAGTGGCTCTATCGGTAAATGTAGCATCCGTTGCAATTATGAAACGCTGCATCGGGTTATCGTACACAAATCCAATAATGTCGAAGTTTGTGTCCGCACCTGACCCAGGCCATGTATTTGAGAATACTTTCTTACCTGTAGTTGAGGATACATACTCACAGCCAGCAAAAACGCCAAGAGGAGCTTCGGTGTCCGCAGTAGCAGAACTAATGACGATTTCGCCGCCATTGTCGCACTTAACTATTGAACCCTGAAAGATCGCGCTTGCGCCGCTGTCAATGAAGTATGCATTAGTACCGGAAGTAGCAGGAGTGCTACCAGCAGTATTAATCGGCTTTAGGCCGAAGGCAACATTTGCATTTGCCATTGCTTACTCCTTATTAAATCAAGAGGGCTAGGGTTTTTCCTTGCCCCCAAATGATACACGACTTTGCCTATCATTATGAATAGGCATTGAGGGGTGTTGTTCCCTCATAAGGTTTTGATCGACGGCATCCATTTGTGTGCGGGTCTGCTCCCGAAAATATTCAGTTCGTTCTTCTACCGTTTCTTCTGGGATTCGAGCCAACATTAGGCCACCAACCCCTATTACACCTGCGTGTTGACCATCCTCAATTGTTGGATATCGACCCAATAACTCAGGATATTCGTCAGCACGAACAGGTTCCCACCCTTCTCGTAACTTAGAAGAAACATTCATTTTATCATCTTCCCCCCGAATAGAGGTACGAATCCAGCGATGAACATATCCCTCTGGAGGCTCTGGAGCCTCTAACTTAGAAGGTGGTGCCCAAGGCTTGCGCCTTGTGGACTTTGCACGAGTTTGCGAGTCCCGTGAAACTCTTTTTGTAGAATCAGTCATTCTCTTACTCCTTAACATACTTAGCGTATTCTTCGAGCGGAACATTCAACCGCTTTGCAATCGCTATCTGCGACGGAGTCAGCTTGACTGTTCTGCGCCCCTTAGTTGACTTCGACCGTGAGGCCGTGGACTCAGCAGAAGCGACTCTGGGTCCTGTATCGTTTTGAGAAGGAGAACCAAACTTATGTGGAAACTCTTTTCTAATGCGATTGTCAAGTTCAGTATAGTACTCATCGGACTGCGGGTCAAACCCCTCATCCTCAATTAATTGCCTATGTAGTCCAAAAGCAGCGTATGTCATAGGTTGATCAGAGCCAAACCACTCGTTTTTTTCTGCCCATGCTTCGGCTTTTGGATCTGGTTTTTGTGGCTGTTGAGCCTGCTGTGGCTGTTGAGCCTGTGGTTCTTCTGCTGGCTGTTGTGCTTTTTGCTCTTGTTTTCGCTTTGCTTGTTCCAGTTGAGCTTGGTCCAAAGCAAGTTTACTTAGATTTTTTTGCGCCTCAAACATAGCCTCAGAGTCGCCGTCATCATACGCTTTCTGATATGCCTGTTTTGCTGCTTCTATCTGAGAATCAACTCGTGTGCCAAACTCACTTGTGTAAGATTGATCTAAGGAACTCAATCTTTGTTTAAGCTCATCATTCTGTTTCTTTACCGCTTCTGCAAATTCAACAGCAGCTAACCGTTGAGCTTCTTCGTCTCTATACTTTTTTGTTAGTTTACTAATTCTTTGCTGAACATTCTTAGAATACTCTTGAAGCTCTCCTTCGTTTGAAGCTTCTTGTTTATCCTGTTCTTGTTCCGGCTGTTCAGAGGTCTCTTCAGAAACTTTTACTTCTGTCTCTTGTCCCTGCTCTTCGGCTTCCTCAACAATAATTTCTTTTTCTTCAACTTCTTGCTGTAATGCGTCGGTGGACATTATGCCGCTCCATACGTTTTAATATCGTCAGGATCAACGATGGTTGCAATGACTTCATCGTCATTGATAATTCTCACTTCGCCGCCCTCAATCTGGAATCGAGAACCAGCGTAGCGTCCAATACACACCCAATCACCTTCTTTACACCACGCTTCACCACCAAACTTATCATGATCTTGATAAGCCAAAGGACCTATCTTAACCACATAAGCAACTACGGTTGCGCGTGACTCACGCTCTCTTGTTTGATCGGGAACATATACCCCAGAGTCAGTTTTATTACGACCCATGTACGGCATAACAAGTAATCGCCATCCGGTAGGCTGTGGTATTCTTTCTGTCAGGGTTTTTTTCTTTGCTTCTTTTTCGGCTTTTTCTTTTGCCTGTCGTTGAGCAAGAACATAGTCAGGTACTATCAGCGTCATTGATATACTTCGCCTTTTCTAGCAGGGCCTTCATTTCATCAAGAGCGAAGGTGACACCCTGTATTTCACCAACTCTTGCGCGGTAGTCTTCAATATCTGTTATACTACCGCTGGTTATAGAGACACTAATATCTTGTATGCGATTATTCAAGACCTTTTGATATTTGTTTATAAATTCGTATATGTCCACTTTTAAAACCGATATGTATGTTTAATCGTAACAAAAACAGGGGCAGAGAAATTTTTAACTAGCCGGTCCCAACCCAATCTCTGCCCTTTTTATGTTGTTAAGCTGAATGGAATTGTATATGTTAACTTAGGTCCGCCATCTTCTACACCAAGTTGTAACTTATTCCCGCTCTTCGTTTCGTATAAAGTCCCGTCTTCAAGAAGATCATTTAAATACTCATTTTGCTGTATACTTTCAAAAACATTTGGAAGAAAGTCACTTGCGTCAGAAACAAGGTTGAGGTTATCTCTTAATCCGCCTTTTTGCTGACTGTTTTGTATACTCCCGTCAAATGTCAAAGAGTCTTGCCTTGGTGTTGGTGTTGTTGTTGATAGTGGTCTTTTTATTGCCGATTCATTTTCAAATCGACCACCTGACACTGTTTGACTTAATTCACTTAACTCAGGACCTCGTGCCTGAGTTTGTGTTTGTGCTGCCAATTCTTCAGCGGGGCTTAATTTACTTGCAATAAAGTCTCTGCCTTTAGACAAAGCATCAGTTAACAAACTAAAAGGACCACTTCTTAAATCCTGATTTGCTCTTGGGTCTCGCTTCGGGTCATAGCCTGGATTTGGTTGAAAGTCTACTGTTCCCATTGGAACGTATGTTGTACCCGGAGTGGGAAGAAAACTTGCGCCCGGTATGATAGAGCTTAAAAGATTTTCTGCGGTTGTTGTTTCTGGAACTTGTGCACGAAGCTCACCCTGCACCGTCATCTCACCTTCAGGGCTACCGAACAGCTTACCAAAACCTCTGTTTCGAGAAATACTGTCTTGTCCTAAAAAATCGTTGTATCTATCAAAACCTGCGTCTAAGATATTTTTAGCGGTAGTAGCGTCAAGGTTATAGTTTACTTTGTCTGCACCAAAAATGCCACTAAACAGTCCAGTGTTACCATAGGGGTTTTGCATGCTACGACCTGTAGCATCTAAATATTTCTGATAATCCTCGCTTTCAAAATCATAATTACGACCAAGTGTTTTATCACTAATTATTTGTCCGCCGTAGATTGTATTGCCTGAAATTTGAGTGCCGCCACCGGGCAAAGATTTTCCACGAGTAAAGGTCGGGCTACCGCCGTCATCGCTGCTAGTAGATATATTACTGCTGCCGCTACTACCGCTAAAATTAAACCCACCACCTAATGTGGAACCTGAACCACCACTGGCGGCTTGCTCTGCAAGTTCGGCTTCGTAAGGATCAACCATTATCTCAACTTCGTTGCTCTAGGGTTACCCATGTAGGCTCGGCCCATGCCACGGACAAAAGCACCGTCAGCGGCTTTGATAACCTTCTTATCATCGCCGCGACGCTTTAACTTTTTGCCTTTACCTAACATTACATTGGGATCCACTTCTTCCATCATGGGAACCTTTGGAGCAAAACGATTTCCACCTTTTGTAGGAATATGTTTGCGCGCACCGCTTGGAGTTTCACCCTCAACTTTTGCTGTAGCTTTACTCATGATAATAGAACCTTTATCTACTTTGCGACGACCTTTTTCAACCAGCTTTTTTGCTTGATCGTATGAAATACCAAGGTCATTAGCAAATTGTTTTATGCGTGTCATGGTCCTATCCTACACTATTTTTTTCTAGTCAACCAGCTTTACAATATACTCTTTGCCATCAATGCCCGTAGCTACCTCTACTTCGCGCTTCTCACAAGAGTAACGAGTATCTTTTTTGTCCTTCCAACCATTGCGTTCTATCTGACGTTTCATTCTTAAACAATCAGACATGCTCATGGGTCCGGTGTGTTCTATAACGCCACCACTTAAATACAGCAACAATGTCATTGTTTTAATTATCACCGTTTCTAAGCTTCTCTAGGTTTTCTTCCAAACTTGTAATGCGACGCTCGTAAAAATCTAATGTTAACTTCTGCTGTTGATCAAAAGGAGCCTTACCAGATTCTATATCTGTTTGCAATTTTTCCAACTCACCAGCCAGATGCTCTATTAGCATGTATTGTTCTGAATCAGCCGGGAGGCTCCCCATCTCTCCCCTCGGCCACTTTATTCTGAACTCTGTATTATGATTAACATTAGACTCCATCATTGTGATGTTTGTTTCTATCTGATTAAGACGTTCTATGATCCCAAAATACGCCCATGTGGCAAGGGATGCCGCTGCAACCATGCTTATGATGTTTCGTAAAGGTAGTGCTACCTCTGTATTTTCATTTAACTTTGCAGGCATTAATTACACACTTCTTTTCCAGCACAGTCTTTAGGAAAGCATTGGATGTTCATCTTAAAATACTCGTTGTCATAGTTTGCCTTCCACATGTCTTTTTGTAACAAACTGTAACATTGGTCTTGAGTAAAAGATTGTTGCAAAACTATCTGATTGCCAACATAAACCCATTCAGCACCCGTGTGTCCCCACATCGAAATAACAAGGACAAACTCTTTCATTTTTCTGAGTTCAGCCACACAGCCAGACTGCCTGTCATGGCCCCCGTGACCACCGATATCAGCGAAGCCTGCTGTGTTGTTAAATCCGGCTGCGAAAGTGCCCACTCAATACAGCGTATGTAAACGCCTGTCATGCACAGCATCATGAAACGTGGTAGTATTTTTAGCTCTAACAGCTTCCTTGCTACTTCTTCCGCACTCATCAGAAAACACCTTTAACTATTACTTCTTTCTAAATTTATCTACGCCCTTGATTCCTAGTGCCGCTGATATTGTAAGGAAAACTAGGTATGTGTACCATTCTGGTAGCTCATTCAAACGGTCAAAACCATTTTTAACAATCTGTTCCATCCCTGGAATGAAGACTAAAATTAAGGGAATTAGTATAATTACCGTGACTATTTCATCCTTGATGGACGATTTTGTAGACTCAGCCATAATCAATTCCCACTTGGAATCGTGAGTGGCTGCGGTTTTCATTATCTCCGCTTTCGCTTCCGCCTCAGTTTGCGCAAGAGTTGCCTTCGCCTTTTGCTTGGAAACTTGCCCCTCAACAAAAGATCCAGCCAATGAAGCAATGGGTCCAATAAGAGCCTGAAACATATCATTGATTCCTCTTTAAATTAGCCTGTGTGTCTATCCTATACACGTTAACCAAGTTACGGTCTTCCGCAATCTGCTCCTGTAACTTCTGACGCTTCTGCGCCAAATCATACGCCTGCATCAGTCGAGCCTGATCAATCTGGAAGTCCATCGCGTCGTTCATCGCCTTGCGCTGAATCTCTTGCGTGTCGTTCTCCAGTTCCTGTTGACGGATAGCAACAAGCGGGTCTGGCTGCTGTGGTGGTGTAAGAAGCGGAGCTAACTGTTCTGTCGTATCTGCAATCTGCTGCGCAACCGCAGCTTCAAGAGCAGCGGGGTCAATCTGTGGTATCATCTCA